ATGTGGGAAGGATTGTACTTTTATGGTTTCGGCGAGGACGACGAACGCGGAGAAGGGTATTTTCCGAGCATCGAGGAAGCATTGGAGCATGCGCGGAAGAATACGGACGAAGATGAGACAGTTTGTATCGGGCGCGGGGAGGTGCTTGAGTTTCGTGTAGATGGTAATGCGGTACTTGAGCAGATTGATGAGGATATAGACGCAGAAGGGCTTGAGACTAACTTTTTCTGGGAGATGGATGTCCCCAAAGAGGATGTCGAGGACTTGTCTGAAATGCTCACGCAAGCATTCCAGGCATGGGCGGATAAGCATGGATACGCGAAGTCTATCGAGTACATCGCAGACTGCAAGGAATATGACCTTGAGACAGGGCATCTGGTGTAAGAAAAAGAGCGGCACAAAATGAAATTGCCGGAGGAGGAATCATGAGAGAGATACTATTCCGGGGTAAGGATGAGAGTGACAAGTGGGCGTATGGGCGGCTCGCGTATGATGTTATGAGTCTGGGTACGCCCGATGCCATCGTGGATAAGGATGGCATCACAATCGTCAATCCCGATACCGTCGGTCAGTATACGGGGAGGCTCGACCACTTTAAGACTAAAATTTTTGAGGGAGACATCCTGATGATTGACGAGGATGAGGGCGATGTTGGCGTTGTCTCATGGGCCGAGGATGGTGCTGGTTATGTTGTTGAGCGCGATGACGTGATAACGCGTCTCGGCGATTTTTATAGCTTTTGTATATGCATTGTTGGCAATCGCTGGGACACGCCGGAGCTGTTGCAGGAGAGTAGTAGATGTAAGAGGAGGTGCTTAGATATGAGCAAGTGCCCGTATTGCGGACATGACGATGTTTCTCTGGACGTAGCGATAAAAGTCGGAGTCTCAATTCGTGATGGAGAGGTCGAACTCCTCGAGGAAAATATGGGAGATGTGATGGATTGCCTTGAGGAAGCGCTCAGCGAAGGGGCAATCATCCACGGGGAATGCTGGGAATGCAAGAAGAAGTTTGTAATAAATGCAAAAGAGCTGATGGTGGATAAAGATGATGGATGACGAGCGTTTGAACAGTTTGGTTGTGACGCATGGGCGTTGGAGGCAATCTCATGGCAAGCGACTTGTGGATTTGTCGGGCGCTAAATTGCAGTATGCGAGTCTGTGCGATCTGGCTTTGGGGCGAGTGGACTTGCATTGTGCAGTGTTGAGGATGGCAAATTTGGAGCGGTCTAATTTGTGCGGTGCGAATATGCGCATGGCAGATTTGCGTCATGCCAGTTTGCGTGGAGCAAGGCTGCGAGGTGCTGATTTGCGCTGTGCGGATTTAAGCATGGCAGACTTGAGGGGAGTTGATTTGAGAGGCGCAAAATTGGTGGGGGCGAATCTCTGCGGAGCGCTCTTGCCTGAGGGTATCGTGCAGATTGGGCCGCTCTGGTTTGGTGGGTATTTGATTTATTGGGTGGAGCGAGATGGTATACAATGCAACGGCTGGAACCGTGGGAAATGTGGAGCATTGGTGGAATTTGAGAGGGCTGTAGAGAGGGATTGCCCTCACCATGATGAGGATATGGTGCGGCGTCGTGAGGAGTATCGAGCGGCGATCGCGATGTGTAGGGCGCTTAGGCAAGTGCGTTTGGGATATGCCTAGGAATGAGAGGGATGTGGCAGCCATGAGCGAATACAGTTACACTTTTAACAAAGCCGACATCTATACGGGGGAATATGCCAGTATAGAGGAGGCACTGGCTGAGGCGAGGCAAGAGGCAGAACTTTATCCAGAGGGGGACAAGCCGTGCATCGTTTACATCGGCAGATATAAGCCGTTTAAGCCGGTTATTGAAGCGGCATGGGTGCTTGAGGTGCTGCAGCGTGATGCGTACGATGTTTCGGATGCGGCGGAGGGGTGGCTGGACAATCTCACGCCCGCAGAGGTCGAATCGTTGGGCGAGCGCCTGACAAGGGTATTCAGGCGATGGGCGAGAGAGTGCGGAGAGGAGCCTACTTTTGGCGAAGTAAATCATATCAGGAAGTATGACTTGCGGACTGGGCGAGAGATACGATCGTCAAAAGAGCGGCAGAAGCGTTGGTAGAAACGTCGCTTTTTGGGTGCATAGCGGGCAAGGAGGGCGAGCGCGTGACGGAGATGGAGAATGATGCAGCAATCAAGATGGCGGAGGAGATTCGGGCAGACCGTAAGCGGGCGGAGTATTTTCTGCTGAATTATGTGCAGGAGTTGGCTTTGTATCATACGCGTCGCGAGGAGTATGTGCGAGGCGAGCGGCAGGGGAGCGGTGGCAATCTGCCTGGGCATCCGACGGAGGCTGAGGCGATTCGTGGGTTGCGTTTTGATGAGACGTATGCCGCATACAACTGGCTCAGGGCTGTGGAGTTTGTTGAGCGCGGGCTTGCTGAGCGCAAGCGGATGTTTATTGCAGCACGGCGTAAGGCATCGGAGCGCAAGCCTGGGCGAGGGCGCAGGGCGTGGCTCGTCATGACGCAGAGGCTTTACTGTGAGGCTATGCGCGAGAGGTTTCTCAATGCGGAGTTTTTCATTTCGGAGCGGACGCTGCGGGATATGTGGCAGTACGTCGTCGACCGTGTATTGGAGGCGTATCTCAAAATCGAGCAAAAAAAATTAAATAGACGTGTCTAATTAATGGGGTTTTCTGTGCTAAACTGGTAGTGTGGCAGTTTCGGGGACGTGCTCCCAGGCTGCTACAGCTCCCATACCTCATACATCCTTCTTTGCGAGGCCGTCTCTTTCGAGGCGGCTTTTCTGTTGGGAGAAAATGAGAGAGGCGTTGCTGAGATGAAGAGAGTGGTACTGCGGGAAACTCTCTGGAGGGCATTGCTTCGGTGGTGTCCTTTTCATTTTTAGGAGGTTTTATCATGCAAGAAAAAGCAAAACAGATTGTCGTGGACTACTTCAACAAGCATGTTGAGGTGATGGACAACAAGAAAATCACGGCGGACGACGTGTTCGTTGTCTGGTTTTCTAAAACGCTTCAGAACTGGAAGGCGCTTGTGAGTACGACCGTGAGCGACGGTATGTATTACGAGATCACGCACAATGGCGACAAGGGCGAGACGTACGTTGATGTTTACAAAAAGTGGGAGAATTTCACCGTCAAGTAAGTATGTGATGGTGCTGGGAGACGACGTTGTAAAAAAAAGGACAGCCCTTTACGGGCTGTCCTCCATTTCTTTCTTGACGGCGTCCATGATATACGCCGTCATGGATTTGCCGGCTTTTTCAGCGGCGGCTTGGATTTCGGTTTTTACATCGGGGGGAATCATCAAGGAGATTCGACTGTAATTCTTTTTGTTGTATTTGGCGTTGTATTTGATTTTTGTCTCGTACCATGCCATTGTGGCACCTCCTTTCATGCTATGAGCATTGTGTTATGAAACATTATAGCGTAATACGGGGAAAGGGAAAAGCCCCGGTAGCGTCCATGTTACCGGGGCGGAGACTACTTTTTCATTTTTGCCCATTCGCGTCCCATGAGAGCGGGACCGGTGTTATTATGGTCGATCCAGAATCGAGCTTCAGTTTGACCTTTCACCCAGTCAAAGAACTCTCCGAACCGCTTGTTCTTTGCTGCGGAATCTGTCGCAGACTGTCCAGATTCTTTTTCCATCTCTTCGATCTGGAGAAAGAACTCGCTGCGAATCCGTTCCGCCCAGGCGATCTGTTTGGGCGATCCCGTGAGAGCGGGCAGTCCCCACTTTTCCGCCCTTTTTGCGGCCACTGCCTGCTGCTCTGCCTTGTAGCAGCAAGGGCAGAGACCATCTTTTTTGAACCATGCGATTTTTCTTTCGCGCTCCGAACCCTTTCCAAAGAGTTCAACCGTTGCTTCGTGCCCGCACGAGAATTTCACGTCGTACTTTGCCATTTGCCTTTCTCCTTCCTTTCAAACGTGAGGGTTGCGTTACCTGTGCAATGGAAGCCGAGGCTTTCCATTGCTTGCTTGAGTCCTGCAACTCCCCTGGTGACCATGAAGCAAGGGACAAGTCCGTTGCTTATGGCTTCAGGGAAGTAGGCTTCCCGATTGCCTGGAAGCTCGCCGCTCAGGTATTTCTCCTGAATGATGCAGAGCTCATACCTGAGTTCAGGGATCTGGTTGAGGACATCGCATATTGCGGCAGCTTCCTTGTTCACGTTCTCGTCTGTTACCAGACGAGATTCGATCGGCTGCGGCGGAGTGTCCCAGTCGGCGTCGGAGTATTCTCCGGCGACCGAGATTTCCATCCCGTCTGCGCCCCAGATGATGGAGTGCGTGAGCTCGATTTTCACGACTTTGGCAACTTTCCCCGATTTCCCGATGCTCTCGATTTTGTCGAGGTTGGAAAGCCAGCGGGTTCTTCCGTCGTATCTTCCGAGCTTCTCGATCTCTTCGCGAATCTTTCTGAACTTCATTTTTGTTTCCTCCTTTGGAAAGATGATTTATATCTTGGCTTTATTATACAATGCGCATTGCGCAATGTAAATAGCGAATTTAAGTATTTTATTAGGTATTTTGTCTTATTTGTAAGAGGGGGTGATGATGTGCAGGACAAGTTGACGGCAAAGCAGCAGCGTTTTATCGATGAGTACCTGGTCGACTTTAACGCGACGCAGGCGGCGATACGGGCAGGATATCGAAAACAGAATGCCTATCAAATTGGCTCGGAAAACTTGAGAAAACCAAAGATTCAGTCTGAGATTGCACGTCGTCAGAGAGACCTCCAAAAACGCACGGAAGTATCACAAGATCGCGTGGTCAAGGAGCTTGCACGCATCGCCTTTGTGGATGCGTCTGTGGTGTGTGTCACGGATTTTGATAAACTCACGGACGATCAGCGTGCAGCAATTCAGGGGGCTAAGCCGACCAATTTCGGGTGGGAGATCAAGCTGTGCGACAAGATCAGGGCGCTGGAGCTTTTGGGGAGGCATATCGGCATGTTTGCTGATAAGTTGGAGGTTAAAGGGTCAATAGATATCGCGTCTGTGCTCGCAGCAGCGAGGGGGAGGGTGAGTAATCGTGGAGAACCAACAGAATAGCTTTGAGGATGTCGTGGCATTTCTTGGCGAGTTCTCTCATGATCCTCTCGGTTTTGTTTATGCGGCTTTCCCGTGGGGGCAGCAAGGTACTGAGCTTGCGGATATGAGTGGCCCGGATGTGTGGCAGAGGGAGATACTTGACGATATTGGCCGTGGCGTGCAGGATGCATCAATAGTAACGCGCGAGGCTGTGGCATCAGGTCATGGGGTTGGAAAATCGGCTCTCGTTGCATGGGTTATTCTGTGGGCGCTTGCCACGCACGAGGATACGCGTTGCGTCGTGACGGCAAATACAGATACACAGCTACGCTCTAAAACATGGGCAGAGCTTGCCAAGTGGTATCGCTTGTTTATCGGGCGAGATATGTTCTGCTTTACGGCGACTTCTCTTTTCTCTGCACAGCGCGGACACGATAAGACATGGCGCGCGGATGCTATCCCTTGGAGTAGGGATAATCCTGAGGCATTCGCGGGGTTGCACAATCAAGGGAAGCGGATTCTTGTCGTATTTGACGAGGCATCCGCTATTTTTGATGAGATATGGACGGTCACAGAGGGTGCAATGACCGATCGTGATACGGAAATCGTTTGGTGTGTGTTCGGCAATCCGACGCGCAATCAGGGCAGATTTTTTGAGTGTTTTCATAAAAATCGCACGTTTTGGCATTGTAAGCAAGTGGATTCTCGGACGGTTGCAATCAGTAATAAGCAGCAGATCGCTCAATGGGAGGCGGCTTATGGGGATGATTCGGATTTTTTCCGGGTGCGCGTCAAGGGTGAGTTCCCGTCTCAGTCGGATCGACAGTTTATTTCGGCGGCGATCGTGGAGGAGGCGACGCAGCGTGTAATCCATTCGCATGAGTTTTCATTCGCGCCAGTGGTGATTGGTGTGGATCCGGCGTGGACGGGCGAGGATAGTTTTGAGATTTTTTTGCGGCAAGGATCGATGTGTAAGTCGCTTGCATCCTTTGCTCGCAATGATGATGATATGCGGATGGCTGAGATAATTGCGCGATTTGAGGATGAGTACCATGCGATGGCGGTCAATATCGACCAGGGATATGGCACGGGGATTTATTCAATCGGGCGTAATATGGGGCGTTGCTGGAATTTGATCTCGTTTGCTTCAAAGGCGACGGATGAGACATATGCAAACAAGCGGGCGCAAATGTGGGGAGAGCTTAAAGCGTGGCTTAAGGACGTAGGGGCTTTGCCAGAGGATAGTGTTTTGGCATCAGATCTCACGGGTCCAGAGGCGTTTATCAATTTGCGTGGCAAGTTGCAGTTGGAATCTAAAGAGGATATGAAACGGCGCGGCTTAGCGTCGCCGAATAAAGCGGATGCACTGGCGCTGACGTTTGCTTTGCCCGTGCGGCAGACGGATAACTCCAAGTATCGGCAGGCGCGGCGCTTGGGTAGAGCGCCCAAAGCGGGCAGCATGTAAGGAGGCGAGGCTGTGGCAGAGGACAGGTTGACGGCGATGGGGGCGGCACAAGGTGCCGCAGACGAGGGCATAAGTCTTGAGACGTTGCCTGAAGAAGCTGTGGAGAAGATCATGACGGCGTATCGCAAGGGGCGTGACGCTGCAGATAGTTACTACAGGAGCAAGGTTGAACCTGCGCTTCTTCGGCGGCTCGACGTGTATCGGGCGGACAAGGAGCACTACCGAAAGAAGTTCCCGCGACTTTCGGAGTTGAATAACTGGGTGTCGCGTGACGTCAAGACGACGCTCGATTGGATTATGCCGTCGCTCTTGGAGGCGTTCACGGGTTCGGACGATCCCGTCGACATCGTGGGGGTGAACGTCAACGACGACGACAATGCGCGGAAGATTCAGCAGCTCGTCAGCTATTTCGTGACGCGGCGCAATAATTATTTCCTCTTCATGCACAACCTCCTACGCGACGGGCTTGAGGTGAATATGGGCTGCGCGAAGATTTACTGGAAGCGCGAGGAGGAGCGCGAGACGAAGGAGGTTTTGGCGGACGCGCAGACGATGCAGATGCTTTTGCAGGCGTCACAGATGGGGCAGGCAGAGATTCAGTCGGCCGTGCCAGTGACGCCTATAGGCGACCTTCTGCATGTGGTGTACGACGAAATCCGGCTCAAGGTCAATCAACCGATTTTGGAAAACATGAGTCCATCAGAGCTTCGCTTCACGCATGAGGCGCGGGAGCTGCACGAGGCGAAGTTCGTAGCACAGCGCAAAGTCGTTTTCGGCGACTATCTGAAGCGCATGGAAGCGCAGGGCGTGTACGCGAACGTGGATGCGGCGATGGCAAAAGCTTCATCGGGCGAGACGCGGCGCACGCAGTTCGAGATTCGGCACAACGAGAACGTCAACGACGTGACAGGGAAGCTGTCGGATGGCGACGACGCATCGAAGGAGTTCGAGCTTTACGAGGCGTACCTGCGCGTGGATTACAACAACGATGGCATTTATGAGAATGTTATCGTTCATGCGGTCGGCGATACGCCGCTCAAAATACAGGACAATGTCTATGAGATGCCGCCGTTTTTCGTTTTTTCTCCTGAGCCGGACGCGTACGCCATCTTTGGAGAGGACTCCATCGCGGACACGTTGGAGCAGCTGCAAGACCTCAAGACGGCGCTCATCCGGCAGATGGTGATCGCAGTCGCGAAGAACAATGCGCCGCAGAAGTTTGTCGACGAGTCCAATGTGGATATGGATGCGCTCTATGAGAACGAGGAGTATGTGCCTGTAAAGAACGGCGTAGCGCCGCAGCAGGCGATGTTCCAGCCGCCGCCCATCCAGCTTGACGGCTCGGCGATGAGTCTCGTGCAGTATGCGCAGAACGAGATCGAGAGCCAGTCAGGCTCGACACGCTACAATCAAGGGTTGGATTCATCGAGCCTCAACCATACGGCGACGGGCATCGCGGCAATCATGGGGGCGAGCGACAAGAAGGTCAAGCTCATCGCAAGGCTTGCGGCAGAGACGGCTTGGATCCCGATGGTGAAGTTCATTATCCTGCTTTGTCAGAAGTTCGTCGACGACGGACAGATCGTGCGGCTTGCCGACGAGAATATGATAATCCGGCGCGAGGAGCTAAGCATTGACTATGACCTCATTGTCAATGTCGGGCGCGGCGCGTCGACGAAGGAGGCGCAGATTCAGTACCTGATGGTGCTTATCAGCCAGCTTTATCCGAAGTTGGAGATGATTGGCGTCGTCAACGCGTCCTCGTGGTACAACATCGCCAAGGAGCTGTTGGAGGCGATGGGCATCCGCTCGACGGAGAAGTACCTGCTCGACCCAGCAGGACAGGAGTTCCAGCAGGCGCAAGCTCAGGCGCAACAGGCGCAGCAGGAGGCGCAGGCAAAGGAAGAGGCAATCTTGCAGGCGCAGCTCGCGCTCAAGGAAGCGGATGTTCGCGCCAAGACGATGGCGAAGCTTTCGGCGAGGTTCGACGACCTTCCCATCGACGCGCAGGTGCAGGCCTTGAAGCAGGTGGGCATCGAGACGACGCCCGAGAGCATGAAGGCGAAGATCACGCGGGACAATACGCTCGGCCATGCCTACCAGTTGTGGCGTGAAGGGAGGGACACGGTATGGAGACGGTAAGGAAGATGGAGCTGCAGAGAAGGGCGCGGGACGGCCTTGAGGCGCGTGACTTGCTCGCTGAGAAGTTCGGCGAGGCGTGGCTCAAGGAGGTCGAGGCGCAGACGCTCTCAAAGCTCGTGAAGGCGAAAGGCGCGGAGGAGCTGATAGAAGTCCAGGCGGACTACAAGGCGGCGAAGCGTTTTTGGCAGAGTCTTGTGTCGGTGTCAAACACTGGCAAGCAGGCGGACGCCCACTTGCGTGATTTGCAGAGGGAGGAAAGGACATGAATGGAGAAGATGCAGGAATGATGATGAACGGAGCGCCTGCGGGTGCAGAGACAGGCGCGGATAGCGCGGTGCAGACGGCTGCGCCTGCGGCGAATGTACCTGCCGCATCTACGGCGAATGTGCAGGCGGGGACGGCTGATGCTCCAGCAGCGGATGCGCCGCAGACGGACGTGCCGCCCGAGTTTGCCATAGAGGTCGACCCCATGACGGGAGAGCGCCGAGTCGTGCAGTTTGCACAAGGTGATGTGGCTGCGCAGCCCGATGAGGCCGCACAGTCGCCCGCCGAGGATGTGCAGAGTCCCGCCGCGCCGACTGCCTACACGTCGGACGAGTTCCTGCAGGCGATGACGCTCGGGCAGGTGGACGAGAGCCGCATTCCCGACGCGCTCAAGGCGAATTACATCGCTCTTTGCCAGCAGCGGCAGATCGCCGCCATGCAGGCGCAGCAGCAGGCCGCTATGCAGCAGGCTGCAGCCATGCAGCAGCCGTCGCAGGAGGCGCAGCCCGCGCCGGATATGACGGCGATGTACCGACGTATGCGCGAGGTTGCGGAGGCCAAGGCTCGTGCTGATCTCGGGCTTTCAGCGAGCGACCTTGAGGGCGCTGAGTACGGCGAGGACGAGGAGGCGCAGAAGAAGGTCGAGGCGTACCGCGTTGCTGTCGAGATGAATATCCAGCAGCTCGCACGCTCTGTTGATGAGTACCAGCGGCAGATGGTGTCCGAGCAGCAGGAGAGTCAGCAGGCGATGGCGCAGATTGTGCCGCTCTATCAGCAGCTTGCCGCTACAGAGCCGCATTTTGCAGAGATTGACCAGATGATGGTCGGGCACTACAGGCACATGGCATACGCTGATGCGGTCAAGGTGGAGGCGGCGATGCGTCGTCTTGCACAAGGTGCGCCGACGCGTGCGGATGTGCCTGTGCTCAAGGAGTATTACGACAAGACGCGCAAGGCGTTTTACGCCAAGCGTCAGGGCGTGCCGACGACGCCTGTTCCCGCGATGCCGCCCGCAAGGGCGCAGCCGCCCCAGGTGGAAGGCGCAGGCAGGGTGACCGCCGCGCCCGCGAAGGAAGTTGATTGGAGGGCTATGCGCACGATGAACGTAAGGGAGAGAAATGCTTTCATCGCGGCGAACCTCCGCTGAATACGAAAGGTGGTAAATCATGGCATTGGTTGCAAAATCCGTGTCGCAGTCCGTAACGTACGAGGCTGTTGGCACGAAGGATGATTTTAGCAAGATCATCACGAACATCGACCCCGATATGACGTTTTTCCTCTCGAATTTCGGGACGGCGCCGAAGGCGAAGAGTCTCAAATTCAACTGGACGACGGAGGGCTTGAAGCCGCCGCAGGAGAATGCGCACCCTGAGATGACGGACTATACGACGGATAAGGTCGGATCGCTCGCGCAGTGGGACAACAACTGCCAGCACTTCGTCAGCTCGGGCAGGGTGTCCGACGCACAGAAGCAGCACGCGAAGGAGTACGCGCCGGAAGATGAGTTCAACCGTCAGCGGAACAATACTTTCAGGCAGCACGCGCGTGACATCGAGTTTGCTCTCGTCTTCAACGATTCTCCGCGCAACGAGTCGCCGGGCAATCCCGCGCTCACGGGCGGCGTGCGCTATTTCCTCACGGAGGAGACGGAGGACGTGACGTTCACGGGCAACGTGGGCGCGACGACAGCGGCGCATAGCATGAATACGGGCGATTTCGTCTACTTCAAGGCGAAGCCAGGCGCAGGCAATAAGCTTCCTGCGGAACTTTCGGCAAACCTGCCGTACTACATCCGCAAGGACGCCGATCCGAAGAAGTTCACGCTCTACAACAGCATGGACGATGCGATCAAGAACAGGAGGCAGATCACGCTCTCTACGGCAGGACAGGGCGTGCAGATGGTGAAGAATAACGTCTTCACGGCGGGCGATGCGCTCTTCACGGAAGACCACATCAACGACTGCATGGAGATGTGCAGCAAGCGTGGCGGCAATCCGACGCTTGCGGTGATGAGCGGGCGCAGCAAGCGCCGCTTCTCGGCAATCGTCACGGGCGGTGCGGCAAAGCAGCGCGGCTCGAAGGACAAGGTCGCCGTGAACGTCACGGACGCTTATGAGTCCGACTTCGGCACGATTCGTGCGCAGGTCCATCCGATGTACGAGGACACGGTCATCGACATCCTCGATATGATGTACTGGGATCTCAAGTGGTTTGATCCTACTCACGAGGTCGCAGGACTCGCAAAGAAAGGCTCGTACGAGGAGTTCGTTATCGAGTCGTGGATCGGCCTTCAGGGCACGCAGCCCAAAGCGTCGGGTTCGATCTACGGCATCAAGCGTGCGTAGTAGTGTAAGAAAAAATGAGAATAGAGGCTCGCGAAATGCGGGCCTTTTCTTTTTGGGGAGGAGGAAGCTATGTGATACTCAATCAGAACCTCTATGAGGAGGACGGCAAGGTCATCCTAGAAAACCGCATCGACTGTCAAGCGGCCATCGACATGGCGCGAGATGTGACGGCGAGCGGCGGACGTGGCAAGAACATCGTGCCGCTGGGGTTCATTCCACCTGAGATGTGGCTGTTTAACCCGTGGCTCATAGAAGCGAGGAAGGCTCAGAAGGGCGGCGACATGGGCGAGTTCACGCGGCTCGTCAAGAAATTCTTCGAGCTAAATCCTGCGTTTGCTGTGAGCAAGGAACATCAGAAACGGTATTGGCAGGGGGGTGTGTCGAGTGCTTGACGCGACGCGCATCAAGCAGATGGTGCGCTGGAAGGAAAAGGACACGGACGAGGTGCGCTTCTCGGATTACGAGATTTGGGAGGCGATTAACGAGGTCTTGCGCTACGTTGCGAACCGCCTCGCCAACATGCAGAGCGATGTGACGGAGCGAGAGAAGGTCTGCGATGACGCGACAGTTTTTGCTGACGGTGTGCCTTTGCCCGATGATTTCCTCTCTATCAAGGGCTTGTACCGTCTGTCGGACGGCTATCGGCTGCATGCGGTGTCAGATGAGCACGTGACGGCGGACACGTTTCGGCTTTTCGGCGGCAAACTGTATGCCGAAGAACCGTTTCAGCTGCAATACTACGGCACATTGGGCACGGCGAAGGACGGTTGGCTGATAAGCCTGCCCGAGAGTTTTACAGATGCTCTCGTCAAACTCACGCGCATGGTGCTGAACAATACGGATGTGGACACGATGACGCAGGCGGTCATGTCGGAGGTCGAGGCGATCGTGCCTCGAAGGAAGTACAACGGTCTGCGGTCGAAGATGCCATTTTTCATGTGAGGTGAGAAGGATGCAGGTCAAGAAGGCTGTGGCGGATATCAAGGCGGCGGGACATGACATCTCGGATGAGTACAGCGTCGAGGAGTGCCTAGGCTTCCTCAATACCGCCATCAACGAGGTATCGAGTTTGCTGATTGCCGCGCGTTCGCCGATGATGGCCGCAGAGATATTGTTGCACGATGGCGAGAGCGTGCCTGAGCGGTACGTTTCCCCTGCGGGGCGCTATCCAATCCGCGTGACAGGGCGGAAGGTGCAGTTCATCGACCGCAGTCTTTCGGAGATTCGTTTCCGCTACTGGCAGACGATGCCGCTCTTGGAAAGTGATGCGGGAGAGATGCCGTTTCCGCATGAGGCGCTCAATGATTATGCGGTCAAGGTCGCTATCCTGCTCGCTCTCAATCGCAATGAGTACGACATCTCGCAGGATAAGGCGCTTTACGATGAGCTGCGAGGACTCATCGCCGGGGCGGTGAGTCTCGATGGCTGAGATTACAAAGCGGATTCTTCATGTGCCCGACTTGCCACCCTCCGTGGCGGGAGATGGGCGCTACATCATGACCATCCTCAAGCAGTTCCTCGCACTACAAGCGGAGCAGATCAATGCGGCGAACGGCTTCAAAGCGGAGGAGGTCGAGGAGAACAAAGAAGGCAAGCTCTCGATGCCGCGCAACTTCCGTTTGACGTTCACGCGGCTCGGAGGTGCGCTCGCTTGGGATCATGTGCCTTGGCTCGCTAACCTAGCTTATTATGAGCTGCGCACGGATAAAAATGAGGGTATCGCGGGGTTGTTGGAGCGCACGCAGATGAGTACGTCGAGCGTACTGCCCTTGACGTACGTCGGGCACATCTACTTGTTCGCTGTGGACAAAGAGGGCAACCGCAGTGCGCCATCGGAGCTGCATTACACAAAACGTCGGCCTGAGAGGCCGCAGGACATTTCTCTGGCAAAGACGAACGAGGGCACGCTCATCACGTTCTTGGAGATCCCCTTGGACTGCATCGGCGCTCATGTCTACGTTAATGAGGAACGTTTCGCCTCGCCCGACAACGTATTTCTTTACAAGGGGCAGGCGGTCATAAAGCGGGTGCGCGTCGCCTATTACGACCAGTTTGGCGAGGGTGAAAGCGAGACGCTTTACTGCGTACTGCCCGACGTGGAGAATTTTACGGTGGAGCGCAATGGCGCATACCTGGATTTTTTTTGGGATGCTGTGCCCGTGTACAATGTGCGGTACGTCGTCGCTGTTGGACAGACTGCAGAGTGGGACAAAGCGCTGCGGCTCTTTGAGACGAAGCTGACAAAGCACCGCTACGTCTATCCGAACGTCGGGCGGTACTTCATGCTCGTCAAAGCGGTTGATGAGCATGATAACTACAGCGAGAACGCTGCCTACGTCGTCATGGACACGGCAACGGACGCTTCGCGCAACGTCATCCTCTCCCTCGACCAAGAAAAAGAGAAGTACCCGGGCATCAAGATCAATATGTACTACGACGAGGCGGCGGCGGAGCTGCGCTTGGAAAAGGGCGCTCTCTTCGGTGAGTACATCGTGCCCATAGCGTTGCCGCAAGTATATCGCGCACGCAACTGGTACGACTACAAGGTCATTGGCGCGACGTCGGACGACATGGCATGGGCGGATGTGGATTTCCCATGGGATGGCGCAGAGGCGGAAAAGCTGACGTGGAACGGCGTGATCGGCAGCTTGAAGGGCGCGTCGGTGCGCCATGAGATTGCGCGGTATGTGGGATTTCCTACAAGCGGGGAACTGTTCATGCTCGACGGGTCGCTCGAAGGCACGCAGGGAACGAAGCCGAAGGAGGCGCAACACGCGGAAGATTTTCGCAACGGGCGCTGGCACAGAGGGCTGCATATCGACGCGCTGACGCGACTTTCTTACGCCGTGCAAGTCGGCAGGACGTTCGGATTGAGTTTCAACATGAAGGTTACGGAGCGTGTCGATACGGTGTTCTTATCCTTGGAAGGGGCGGGCAGATGGCTGCGCGTCGGTTTTGACAGGGAGGCTGAGGAGTTTTACTTGGCGGGAAGCGACGGCGCTGAGGCTCGCGTTGCGCTTCGGACGATGGATGTGGATTGGCTGACACTCGCGATTTCCCAGGCGGAGGAATCGCGGGTTCTTTTTCTGCATTCGCTCGGTTTTATGCAGACCGTACACGCCACCGTTAGAGCGCACCCTCTCGGTGCATTTGACAGGCTTTATTGTTACCCGATCTAGGAGGGATTCACATGGAAGAAAAGCAGGAATTGAAAGTTCACGGATCGTTCGTCGGCGTATTGCGCAAGGAAGACGGTACGGTGACGACGACGCGCAAGGACAACATGATTCTGGATTGTGGCTATGATTTCATCGCCGATGCCATTGGCAACAGCAGTGCGACGCGCCCCAATGCGATGGACTCGATTGCTGTCGGCACGAGCGCTACGGCAGTAAGTGCACAACAGACGAGTCTATATTCGCGTCTGATGACGAAGAAAGCGACGTATCAGCACGTGCAGGGAACGAAGGTGTTTAGCATATCGACAAAATTCGGGAAGGGCGAGGCCACGGGCGCAATCTGCGAAGCGTGTGTCTGCGGTAATGCAGGGCTGCTTGACCGTATCGTTTTCCCCGTCGTCAATAAGGGGGAGAACGATACGTACGAGGTGACGTTCACGTTCACGATGAGCTAAGGAGGCGTAAGCGATGGGGGAGAAACGGAGCAGTTTTCATGAGAGCCGCCGTCTAACGTGGGCTGAGGCGGACTTCCCCTTTGCGGATGCGCGGGCGGCGAAGCCATGGAAGGATTTCGGTGCAGGGTTGGTCTTCGGCGATGAGATTTCCTTGTCCATCGCCTATCGGCGGAATTTTGAAGAATCCTTGGCGATTGCAGATGAGGCAGCGGGAAGCGCAAACTATGTACGAGAACTTTTTGATGAGGCTTCATTTGCAGATGGTTTTGACTGGCTCTCGCTGCGATTGCTCCATTTGACGGATTCCTTCAGTGTCTCAGACGATCGAGCTGCCCGTCTGGACTTCGTACGGGCATATGCCGAGAAGCTTCATATCGCCGAAACACCTCAGCAGATGATGAGCGTCATATTTACGCAGCCATTTTCTCTGATGGAGAAATACGAGGATATGACAGGGTTTCATGCGTTGCACCATGAATCACTGCGTTTTTCAGCTACTTTTTCTCCCCAATGTGTATTCCGTCACGAGTACATCGAGAGTGCACGAGTCAAAGATGTTTTTGGGGCGATGCTCTCCGTCTCACACCGTGAGAGTTTGAGGCTCAAGGAATCCTTCTTGCGTCCGGCAGACATTGTGCTGTCGAATGTCGCTCTGCGAGATGTGCCGTTCGATCTGGCGGGGTTCAAGATGCTCGTCGACACGGCTCCGGGGTACGAGCCGTTCATGCCGTACAACGTCGGCGAGTACGAGTATCAGAACGCGCTGACGAGGCTTCGCGTGGAGGCAGGCGTGTACGGTTCTGAACCTGTCGTCTATGACGCCGTCATCAATGTGGACATCGAGGACACAGTAGACAAGGGAACGGTTGTCATCACGGACACGGAAAAACCTACGCGTGTGCGGTTCAACAAACACTATTACACAAAACCCGAGGTTTCCGTAACACTTCAAGGAGGCAATACATCGGCAGGGGTCATTACGCCGAATATCTGCGTCATTGATGCAGATGGCGCGGGATTTTATTTCGACGTGGAACTTATTAAAAGCGACAAGACGCGGGCGAAGGGTCGTATCACATGGAGCGCCGTCGGCTATTGAGAGGAGGCTTCGCATGCAGAATTACAAGGTCATACCGCAGGAGAGTATTAAGCGTTCAAGGGCGGTCATTGAGAACAATATGGCGACGATCGCCTCGAATTTCTCGGGCACGGCATTTCCGACGACAGGCTTGCAAATTGGCATGAAGTGCTACCGTGTGGATTTGGGAAGAACGTACACGCTGAAGAACACAAGCCCGCTTAAGTGGGAGGACGATGCATCCTCGGGGGTGTTTGCGGCGGAGGCGGAGGTTGCAAACAAGGCAATTTCAGACCGTTTTGGGCGAAGGCTTGAGGAGACGTATGTGTTGGTTTCTACGCGCGGAAAGGCGCAGGGCGTGGCAACGCTCGACGAGAACGGAAAGGTTCCCGTCGAGCAGCTGCGGATGCAGGAAGACGTGGCGACGAAGAGCTATGTGAGGCAGCAGGTGCAGACAGTAGTCGATGCTCTACCGAAGGTTGCGCCCCAAGCAGACAAGGCGAACAAGGATGGAATCGGCCGAGATATTGCGGGAACGTATGCACCGAAGGACGGCGCAGGAGCTTATGGCACGTGGAGCATCAACGTCACTGGCTGGGCGACGAAAGCAGGGTCAGCAGACGAGGCGGCGAGAGCCGCTTCTGCAGATAAAGCGACAAGAGCAGAGACGGCGGGCAGGGCGGGTTGGGCGAATGGTGCCGATCTTGCGCTGAATATCCCAACGTATGATCGCGGCGGAAATATTTGGATTGCATAGGTGACGGCATGGGAATTTATCACAAGAAGCTCTATATACGACGGGGCGGTGCGGTCATCGGCCACAATCTCTATACGAGCCTCTCGGAAGCGGGAGGGAACGCGCTCTGTCTGCGCGACGGCGGCAACGTCCTCTACGCCGCGCTCGGCAACACGGGAGATGCCAATGCGAGTCCTCTGCGTGTGCGCAAGGGAAGTGCTGTGTACGCTGTGCTGCAGGCGGTTGCTGTTGCACCGCCTCCGACACCGCCGACACCGCCTCCTACACCGCCTGTCACAGGGCCTACTCCGCCAACGAGAGGGTCAAACATCCAAGTATTGTCGGATTGCGATTACTTTACGGTGCCCGCTGGATGCCGCAAGATCCTTTTTGCACCTGTCAGCGTGTCTGGATATTGGTGGCGGACAGAAACAGTGCGTCTTGAGTGGTATGCTACGAGTAAATGTGTTGTCATAGATTTGCCATGGGACGGTGCGCAGGTACGCATTCTGAATCCCGTGGCGAATAATCCTTACGGAAAAAACCGCTTCATGCAGCAAGCATCGAGTGCGACAACAGCTTTCGTGCAGTTGCGCGACGTGGTGTATATGTATCCGCCAGGGCATCCACCACATAACGGTGAGCAGACGACCTGTAGCGTATGGTCGGGGATGGAGATCAATCCGCAAAGCTTTAATTATTCCGAGCACCAATGGAATCAGGTCAAAGTACCTTACGCTGTCTATTGGGGCGCGGATATCAACGGCTTGTCGAACTGAGAGGAGGGAGAACATGCAGGAGTTTCGGGAGATACTGGAGACCGATACGGTCAGCGATTCGCGCGAGTATATCAACAAGGGGCTGCAGACACTTCGGAGCAATTTCGCGGGCGAGGCATTCCCAACGGAGAATCTTGCTGTCGGTATGAAGTGCTACCGTATAGACAAGGGCAGGACATACACCTTGAAGAGCCTTGACCCGCTTCTCTGGGAGGAGGACGGCAGTGCTGTCAAGCGCGAGGACATGACGAACTCGCAGCTTTTTACAGAAGCGATGACGCGCGAGGCGCTGAAGAACATCACGGATTGGAGTCATTTCTTCTCTAAGCTCCCCGTGATGGAGTACCTTGACCTCTCGCCGTACCCCATCGACAATGCGACGAAGCTCGAATATCTTTTTGCCAATGATTTCATGCTCAAGTCGGTTACAGGGCTTGAGATCGGTGCGGGCAAGGAAGGTGCACAAGGCTGGATATCTTCTTCGGTAAAAAGCTTCGAGGGTATGTTTTATCGTTGTGAATCACTACTCGAGTTCAACGGGGAGGTGATCAATACGCGCGGCGTGGAGAATTTGAAAGAAATGTTCGCCTATTGCCGTCGATTGACAAAGCTCTCTGTGGGACACTGGATTATGCAGCAGTGCAAGACGATGGCGGGAATGTTCAAAGGCTGCGAGAAGCTTGAGGAGATTGACGTATCAAAGTGGGACGTGTCGAACGTGGAGGACTTCTCCTCGATGTTCGAGGGATGCAATAGTCTGACGGCGCGAATCTGGAAGACGTATGATAAACCAGAAAATCAATATTTTGGCATTTCTGACCTGCGCGCCTGGGTTACGACGAAAGCGAAGAACATGGGGCAGATGTTCAAGGGCTGTTTGAAGCTTGGCGTGCTCGACCTCTCGAAATTCGATATGCGCAATGTGGAGAATGCACAGGGGATGTTCCAGGACTGCTACAATTTGCGCAACATTGTCTGCGGCGAGCATACGTTCTCGACGAGCAAGGTGAAGAATTTCGCTCACATGTTTGACAGTGCATTTGAAGGAATCAGTGGCGGTGGCTATTCATATTACAATCAGGAACCTATAAGGCTTCTGGAAAAGATGGATTTCTCGTCTGCTACCAATATGACGGCCATGCTGCGCAATGTCAGCCTCTACAATGAGGAGGTAAAAATAGACAAAGGTGATGTGGATGCTTTCTGGGTCGAATTCGCCCATTACATCGGCGACGAGAAGTATTGTGCACGAGGCTTATCCTTGCGAATCAATGCATCAAAGCTGGATGACATCATGCAGATGCTGGAAGGGTACAGTCAAAATGGCATCTATTTGGAGATGGATACGAGCAATATCACCAATATGTCTCGGCTGTTCGAGCACTGCTCGGCAACATGCATCCGTCTCAAGGGATTCGATACGCAAAGAAGCATTGCTCGTTGGATGTCTTGGCAACCGAAAGAGACAGGCATCGCGCATATGTTCCAAGGCTGCCGTTCCCTACGCTTCCTCATCCTCGATTCGCAGGAGTTCACATTCAAGCTAGAACACAAGGATTCTTACTACACGTACACGGAGGATATCTTTGCCGACCTACCTGCCGAGTGCCGCGTCCTTGTGCCTAAGGCGCTTCTTCCTACGTATCGCGCGGCGCCCGTCTGGAAGGACTATGCGGAGCGAATCGAGGCGATGGAGGATTATGAATTCACAGGGAGTAGCCGCATGTTCGTTCGTCGGCGCAGGCCGACGGCAGAGGAATATGTCCGGATACAAGATACGGTAACATTCAGAAAGGTGTGATGCGAAATGGTGCTCAAACTCAAGGAGGATTGGACGGAGATCGCGGCGACGGAGGGAATGCTTTATGCGCCTGAGCGCAGCGTGGAAGTGTCTACGGAGAAGGAGAATGGCTCGGGCATTCTCTTGGAGGCGGGGAAGGCGTTCCCATTCAAGGTCAAGGCGAAGCTCTATGCGCGTGCGGCATCTGGTCACGCGCAGCTGAACGTGCTCGCCATCACACTGCCGACGGGGTGATCTTATGCGCAGGACGATGAAGCACAATGCGACGCGCGTCGTCTACAACGATTTGTCGGGCGGCATCAACGTGATGAGCGAGGGCGACCTCATTGCGCCGAACGAGATGCAGTTCTGCCAAAATCTCTGGTTCTTGGGGTATCAGCGTGCGCTCGTGCCGCGCGGAGGGCTTTCCGCACCGCTCTTTTCTCTGCCGTCGGCGATACGGGGAGCGTTCTATGATGTGGACAGCAACACGCTGCTCGTGTTCCTCTTCGACAAGAGCGTATACAGTGTTGCGGGCGACATGGTGAAGCCGAAGCGTCTCGGAGAACTGACAGGCGAGAGCCGCCCTTCTTGTGCGAAGTTCCAAGACCGCATCTGGATTGCGTCGGGCGGCAGGCTTCAAGCGTACGATTTTTCGGGTGAGGGAAGCCTCAAGACGGTGGATGCTGCGCCCGTTTGCGACATGGTGTTCCAGCGCTCGGCGCGGCTTTGCACGAGCCTTTCTGGCTCAGACCGACTCACGCTTTCTGCGGTGGGCGACGGCTTCACATGGGCCGTGGATGACAATTACAAGTCAAAGGGTGCGTGGCTTGACGTGGGATATGGCGACAGCGGCGACATCATCGCAGTCGTTCCTTTGGCGACCGACCTCTTGATTTTCAAGAACAACGGCATGATTTACCAGCTCGTCGGTGATCAGGCGATTGACACATGGGCGGTCTACCGTGTGGCGACGGAAACGGACGCTATCGGACACGGCTGCGCTGTCGCCGTGGGCAATGATGCGGTGTTTGTCAGCCGGCAGGGCATGAAGACGATGCATACGACGATGGACTACGGCAATATCGCGCAGGGCGACATCGGTGAGAAGTGGAATGCGCTCGTCGTCAAGAGTCTCTACGAGCCAGAGATGTTCCACTTGCGCCGAAGGAAGCTGCTGCTCATCTGCCCGACGTCACATAAGGAAAGCCTCATCGCCTACAACTACGCCGTAGGTGCGGCGACGACACTTTCCTTCCCCGTGCCCGTGACGGCGATCGTCGAGCGTCCTGACGGGCTGCTCGTCCTGTCGAAGCAGGAAGCCTATCGCATGGAGGAGACGAATCTCACGGACAATGGGGCGCCGATCGACTATCGGCTGCGCGTCCGTGACATCGTGAGTGGCGATGAAATTATCGTGCGCGGCGTAGATTCTTCCATGGCAGCGGAGCAGGCGGGCGAGGCGCTCGTAGAAGTGGACGCGATGCACCTTTCGATGCCTGTGAATGCGCGGCGCAAGGTGCGTACGAATCACACGTCGGCGCGTATCGTGACGACAGTGTCGTCTCAAACGCCGTTCCAGATCAAGCATTTGGCTTTGGAGGTGGCGGACTTATGACATTTGCTGAGTGGGCGGCGTTCTACGACAAAAAGAATCCCGAAGATCCGTTCAGTCCTACACCAGGATATGACTTATACTTCGTCCCTGAAAAGGGATTCTGTGAAGTGTTGTTCACGGAAACGATGGCGATTATCGCTCAAACAGCGGGCGATGGTCGCTTTTTTCGTGACAAGGTGGAAGAGGTCGCGCGAAAGCTCGGCTATAAGGAGGGCGGAACGATCTGCATCCGCAAGGAGATTCGTGCCTACATCCGGCTCTTCGGGTATTGCATTGAGCGCGAAGAGAAGCTGCCTGACGGAGAGATTCGCTACCATGCACGGCACAAGAAAACGGGCAAGTGGCTTCGCGCTTCGCCCATGTTTCGTTATAAGGGGTCGGGCGAGCTGGCATACGGTGTGACGTGGGAAATATAGGAGGGCGATACCATGTACTTGGATGATGTATACCAAGCGTGGCATTGGGAAAGTGACGCGGGGAGCATGGAGGCTTTTCGCAGATTCTTCCGTCATGCACGCTTCAAAAAAGGCTCGTCGACGACGGTGCAGAACTCGTACCAGCCGACGAAGGGCGAGATCGAGCTGACGCAGGCGAGTGCGGACTATGCGAAGAAGGTAGCGCCAAACGCGTACTACTTGAACGACGTGGCGCGAAAGCTCTTGCAGGATTCTTTGGGCACAGTGCAGGTTGATTTCAACCGCATGAACAACGATGCGCAGGGAAGGCTTTCCTCTGCCTTGGGCGCAATGGGGAATCTCGTCGGTGGCAACGATGCAGTGACGAGGACAACAAATGGGACGCTCGGACAGCTCGCAGGACAGTCAGGGCAGCTTGCGCGAGAGAACGCGGGGCTTCTCGGTTCTCTTGCCGGGGGATATCGGACAGCGACGGATGCCGCGAACGGAGCGTTGGGACGTGCGGGAGGAGATATCGGACAGGCTGCGCAAACGGCGAACGGAAAGCTCGATTGGGCAGGGCGTGCAGGACTCGGCGCAGCGGGCGCAGCGAATGGAATGCTGGAAAGTCTCGCCAACGGTGTGATCCCTACCGCGTATCAAAAGAACATGGAAGGGAGCATCCGCTCGGCGCTGCAGAACACGATGGGCAAGACGGTCGCCGACCTCGGCAATCGCGGTGTGCTCAATAGCTCTGTGACGACGGGCGCGATGAACGATATCGAGAGGAACGCTTCGGATGCGGTGGCGCGGCAGTACCAACAGAATATCGCGCAGGTCGCATCCCTCGCGCAGCAGCAGAACCAGAATACAGCAGGGGCGGTGCGCGATTGGGCGAGCTTGGCACAGCAGCAGAATCAAAACGCGCTAAACGCTGCACAGGCGCAGGCGGGTTTCGCGCAGCAGCAGCTCGGCAATACGGGCAACCTAGGCAATGCCTTGCAGAACATCTACAACACGCAGTATTCACACCTGCAAGGGGCACTCGGTCAGCAGGCGAATCTCGCGCAGCAGCAGTGGGCGAATGCACAGGGCAATGCCTCGGCGAACAGCGGACTCTTGGGGAATCTCGCCAATATGGCAGGATCTCCCATCGCGCTTGCGGCAGCTGCGCAGGAGGCGGCGCAGAATCCCGCGTTCCGTGCGTGGAATGCGTCGATGGGCTTGAACGGTGCAACGACAAACGCGCTCGCGGGTATCGCAGGCAAGGGCACGAGCACGCAGACGACGACGCAGTCGGGCGGCGGCGGTTTCTTCGGCGGCCTCTTGGGCGGCGTACTGGGAGGCGCAGCGAACTCTCTTGGCGCGGGACTCTTCTGCTTCCCGACGGGGACAAAGATCAAGATGGCGGACGGCTCGGAGAAGCGCATCGAGCATATCGAGGTCGGCGACAAGGTCATGGCATGGGGCGAGCACGGCGAGGAGGAGGCCGAAGTCCTTCGGACGATGCAGCCACATCATGTCGAGGTCTACAATCTCGTATGCTCAGACGCACATACCATGGCGACGCTCTCGCAGCCGTTCTTGACGGAGGACGGCGCGTGGGTCACACTCGAAGACCTCAAGATGAAGCAGCGCTTGAAGAATGCGGGCGAGGTGCACGCAGTCAGCTTCAGCGGCGATCGCTGGGTGTACGACCTCCAAGTGTCGGGTGCGAATACATATATCGCGGACGGGTTCATTGCTAAAGGCGGAGACGGCTCGATCTGGAAAGAATAGGAGGCTGAATGCATGAATTGGGAAGACATCGGCATGATGGTGGGGTACAACCTTGCCAACGGATATTTCAAGAACCAGCATGACCGCTGGGTGGATGAGGGGCGCAAGGCGCTCAAGGATATGGCGAATGTCAGTGACGCAGACCGCACGAATGCGAGAGGCTTCCTGCAGGGGGCGATCGACCGCAACGGACTCATCGGACAAGACCCGCAGCTCCTGTACTTGAAGCAGAAACAGGGCTACATGCAGGCAGCGAACGACAAGCAGTATCTTCTTGACAACGGCTATGCAGAGGACTCGAAAGAGGTCAAGGATTTCGACGCGAAGATGGCGACAGCACACAAGAATGCGGACGAGCTTCGCTCTTATGCCAAGAGTGCAGGATTCGATTTCGGCGGATTGGGTGACGGAATGAACCTCCAACAGCTCAACCATGAAGTGAGCCGCAGACAGTTCCCCGCACTCTACGATGAGAGCCGCTATGACCTCTCGAACCATCTGCCGCATGACAAGCGCCTCTGGTCGGATATGGGAGCAGACTATGCGCTTGGCAAGACAAATACGATGCCGACGTTCGGCGCGGGCGGCGCACAGCCGACGCAGGAGCAGGCAGCAGCAATGGAGGCAGTCGCAGCACAGGCGGCACCGCAAGCAGGAACGCCACAAACGGGCGTGCCGCAAGCCCAAGCAGGGGCGCCTCAGACGCTCGGCGTGCCGGGGCTTGCCAAGCCGGCATCAGAGCTTTCGAGCGAGGAGTTGATGCAGCTACTCGGCGGGAGGCCGTCTTTTCGAGACGATCCGTTCGGACTTCGAGGCGTGAACCAGGGAAACGCATTTTCCCTTGGCGCGAATAATGTTCTCGCGAACCAAGGGGGACAAGGAACGGCTGCACAGAATACGGCGACACCCTCTCAGACCGCACAGACGAGCGCAAAAGAAACGCAAACGCCAGACGCAAATGTTGATATGGGGCAGAGTTCAGACGCGCACACGGACGCTCCTGTGGCGAATGGCGGCTATCCCTATCAAGGCATGTTGATGGGCGCGGACGGCGGTGTAAAGAATACGACGAGCGTACCAAACCAGATTACGGCAGAGAGCATCTACAAGTATCTGCAAAGCATCGGGCAGATCGACAAGAAGGTAGATTACGATGCGGCAATCGATGAGCTTGCCAAGGCTTTCGCCGAAGAGCGCGTCAAGCGCATGACAGACGATGACAAACGCGAATACCTTGTCTCTCACGGCATCGGCAACGACATCGCAAGCATCGTGATTCCTGAGGCAAACGCCAAGGCGCGTGATAAAGCAAGACAAGAGGCGGTCGCGAAGATGGCGGCAAGCGCGACGAATCCGATGATGGCCGAGGCGCTCTCGCTTATGGCTCTGACGGATGGCGCAAAGCCCGGCGACTTTATGAAAGCCATCAGCACCACGAAGCCCGAGATGGGATTCAACGATCTCGATCTTGGTGGCACGAAGATACGGGCGATGTACGACAAGAACGGCTGGCTCAAGCCCGAGGCGGCACAGTTCGTCAAGACGCTTTCGCCGAATGAGATTGTCGTCAGCCGGGACAAGGCGGCGGGACGTCAGTTGCGGGCAAACATCGCGGATGCAGAAATCAAGAAAGACCTCGCTGTGGCGAAGGCGAACAACAATACGCGATACGCTACCGCGAAGATGCGAGAGGAAGGTGCGAATTGGCGTACGCAGTATGCTCAGGCCAACGAGAATGCACGTATGCAGTACAGGTCTCAAAACGGCGGCTCGGGCGGCAGGGCGGCTGGCGGCAAAGGCGGCGAGAAGCTGACGCAGGCACAGCAACACTTCCTCAACGAGTTCTCCAATCGCTATCTTGCGGCCAAGCAAGCGATTACAGACGGCTACAGCGAGGACGATCACGGTCTGCAAGAGCTGACGGATTTCTTGTACGACGATGGACGCAAGATGCTTTCGCCGGAGGACTTTAGAAAGTTTGAGGCATACGTCTACGCACTGCAAGGCTATATGTGGAAGCAGCACGCCATTGATGATCCAACCAATGAGAATGCAGAAAATCAAGCGATGGAGCATTGGAGACATGTACCGCCCGAGATTCTGGAAGAGGAATTCCCTGGGTACAATTTTGACGCTTACAAGTAATGACAAGGGAGGAACTGAGCCATGAGCCTGATGACAGACATGCTTCGGCAAAGCATTGCAAACAGCGGCGTATCGGTTCGCGTAGGGGATTCGAGGAATTTAGAGCCGAGCAAAGACGAAGGTACGAGATCGGATGATGATAATGCCTGGAAGTACATTTCTGTGGGCGATTTTTCCGGGCTGAACGATTATACCGATCGCGAGTATGATTATCGCAAGATTCCTTTTTTGGGGCAGTTTGTTGGCCACGCGGCGGATGCCGCTACAGATGGTATTGCCAGTTTAGCTCAGTTCGCAGGTTTCGAAAAGGCGGGGGATTTCCTCCATAACGAGGCGCAGAAAGGTGAGGCGCAACTGCCGTCGTATACGCAGCCAAGCTTGTCGCTTGATTACATCACCGATCCGAACGGCCTGACATCTGCCGCTGGCATGGTTACGGGTTCTATGCTTTCTATAGCGCCTGTTGCCGCCCTCATACCTGAAAGTGCTGTCGCGGGAGCGGTAACTGCTGCAAGCAAAGTCCCCAAAATAGGCGGGCCTCTCAGCAGGTTTGTGGGGAATGCCATCCGCTGGGCGCCAACGGGACCAGTTGAGGCGGCGATGGAGGGCGGCGCTGTAGAGCGTGAAATGCTGGAAAACGGGGCAAGCCGTGAAGACGCTAATCGGGCGGCTTGGGATGTTTTCAAGGGAAATGCAGCCTTGCTTACAGCGACAAATGCCGTTGAGGGCGGACTGCTTGGCAAACTTGTGCATAAAGCTCCGACCTTTTCCAATCCGATCGCCAATACAGCCAGCAAGATCTTCAACTATGCGCCGCAGACGGTAGCTGAAATGGCGGTGCAAGGCTACGAGGAAGGTGCTCAGGAAGGAATCTCACGTGCCGCCATGGGACAGGGGGAGGATTCATTCTCTCAGATTCTGAATCCAGTAGACTGGACAGATGAGCAGTGGGATGCTGCAAAGATGGGAGCGGCAGGATCGTTTCCTCTTGTCGGCGGCACAGCTATGATGCGTCATTTGCAAGGGGCGCTTTCCAGTGCGGATGATACGGAGGACGCGCCCACTGCAAACAACGCCCCGACGCTCACGAGCGGCAATGCGGAGATTGACGACGCGATCGTATCTGCTGCGGCGAAACATGGACTGCCTGCCGACCTGCTCTTCGCGGTTGCACAGGCGGAGAGCGACTTCGATCAGTCCTCTGTCTCTAGTACTGGGGCTAAGGGCATCATGCAGCTTATGCCGGACACAGCGGCGGCGCTCGGCGTAGATGCTGACGATATGGTGCAGAACATCGAGGGCGGCGCCAGATACTTGAAACAGCAGCTCGACGATTTCGGTGGAAACGTTGAGATGGCACTCGCCGCATACAATGCGGGACCAGGAGCTGTAGAAAAGTACAAGGGCGTGCCTCCCTATACGGAGACACAGAACTACGTTGCAAAAATCATGGGCATCCTCGACGGAGCGAACATGAATCCGGCGACGGAAGCTGAGCCAGCTCACAGTCTCCTTGACGATGCAGAGCCTTTTATCGGCACGAGGATGGTCAACGGTGCGGAAGGATGCGTGGAAGCGGTCACGAAGATCGGCGCTGCGGGAAGCGATTTCCTTCGTGCGGAATTGGATGCAGGCGTCGTCAACGTGGACAGGCTCGTCAAGGATGCGGGCGATCGCGTGATTCCCTTCGATCCGTCAAAGCTGGAAGAGGGCGACGTCATCGTCTATGGAGACGACACCGATTCGCAGAAGCATGTCGTTCTTTATGATGGCAAAGGCGGATATATCGGCAATTCATCCAAGCTGGAGCTTGTCGTCCATAGGGACGACTACAATGCCATGAAAGACTTATACCCGACGAAGATCATCAAATCGGGCGGCAGATATGGAGGCACAGTCAATATTTCTTCCGTCTCCGGTAGCGTCCGTCCGATTGACTACAGCGGGCTTGTCGTCGATGCGAAGAACCTCCAGGCGAATGCAGCCGCGATGAAGGCGCTCATCGATGGCGACAAGCTGACGCCCGCGCAGAAGGCGGCAATCATCGACGCGGCGGAAATCATCCGCGACACACCGACGGAAGCGAGCACAGCGTCTCCTGCGGAGGACGCGCTTGACTACAACGCATGGCAGAGGCTCATCGACCACAAGGACGTCAAGGGCATCTTCGCCAAAGACCCAGAGCGCGTCACGCGCATGGTCATGCGTGGCGAGGAGACGCAGCGGAAGGCACAGACGGTCGCAGCCATTGAGAACCAGCAGAAAGTCGCGCAAGCACAGGCCATACAGGCACAGGTGCAAGCGGCGGCACAAGCGCAGCCTGTAGCGAATCCCGCAGAGAGCGCGGCGCGTCTCGCGAGCGTGCAGCAGGAGCTTTCCATGCCGCCCATGGCGCAGCAGGAGATTGCAGCGCGTCTTGCTTCTTACGCACAGACGACGCCGCATGACGTGGAGCGCGTTGTCATTCAGAACGGCCTCGCACACGGAGACTTCACTGGAATTGCGCGAGCGCTTCCCGAGGTCTATCGTGCAGCGGCAGGGCGTTGGATGCAGCAGCCTCAGGAACAGGCACAGGCGCAGCCTCAAACGCAGCCACCGCAACCGACAGCGATGCCTGCTCAGCAGGATATACAAGTGCCGAATGTTCAGACAAACGACGTTGCTGTCCCACCTTCCCAAGAAAGGCAAGGGCTTTGAGACGGCATACGTGGATACGGCGACGGCGATCCAAAAGGAAAACGGCCTCGACGATCTCAAGAAAGTCGCCAAGGCCGCAGGAGTGAGCGATGAGGATTTGGAGACGGCGATTGCACAGAAAGGGCATTTGGCTGTGCCGGTGGAAGTCTACGCGCAGTCCAAGGCTTCGCCGGAGCTTTTGGAGTCGGTGTCTTTTTCGGCAGACACGGATTCGATGGCACGCATGAAGGAGCATGCCAAGGAGATTCGCGAGGCCATGACGGAGGCGCACGAGGAGGCTGTCAAGCAGCAGATCGACATCATGGAGGCGATTCTCGGCGAGTGGTTTCCTGTGGCGGAGAATGCAGGCGAGGACATGAAGCGCCGCATGGAACGGGAAAAGGATATGGCAGGCGCTGCGATTCTTACGCGCATGGACAATCCTATGCAGGGATGGCATGAGCTTTACAAGAAGGCAAAGCAGGCGCGGCAGGCGATGCTGCAGCCGGCACTAGACGCTTTGGCGCGCGGCATGAAGCAGGGCGTTGACATCATCCAGAATGAGGACGGAAGCGGCGTGCGCGTCTCGAACAATGAGCAATGGTATCGAGACTTCTACAAGGAGCATGGCCGCGCTCCGACGCAGACGGAGCTTCTTGACATGGCGCGTGCCATGGTGGCAGGTGAGGCGACTGCGCCCAAAGTGGAGGGCTGGTGGCTGACGAATTTGTCGGAGTCCGAGGCAAAGGGGATGGAGCAGCAGAAGGCGGAACTTGGACAGCTTGACGAGAATATCGAGACGCTCGAAAGCATCAAGGAGCGCATGAAGGAACTCGATGGCGTGGAACTCAAGCTGACCGCAGGGCTGACGGCGGAGGGGTATTCGGTCTATCGCCGCATCATGGCCGATCTGAAATCCATCGGCGGCACTGCGTCCAAGGCGGCGCGTATGAACGCAGTGCTGCTGGCGCGTCATGCGGATCTCTATGCCAAGGCGATCACGGAGAAGACGGGAAAGAAATTCACGGCGCTGGATTATTACCATACGTTTGCCATACAGGCCGGACGCGAGGGGGATGCAGCGGACGGTCTGTATCAGCGCACCGTGGAAAAAGAAAAAGAAGCCGTCCGCAAGCAGTATGCGGGGACGGCTCTGTGGATGAAAGCGCCGAACGGCGAGGCGACGAATCTGACGGAGGATCAGTGGCTCACAGTGCGCACGCCGGCGTTTAAGGCGTGGTTCGGAGATTGGGAGCAGGTGGCGACGCAGCACGCACTTGAAGAGAGTGTGCCGCTCACAATCTCGAAAGAGCTTTTTGCGTTGGAGGGGAAAGAACTGCGCCGCGCGGCGAAGGAAGTCTATCAGCGCGAGTATCAAAAGAATGGGGATGCAATCTCGGTCTCGACTAGGGATGGGCGGCTGATCGCACTCGGTATGCGCGGTTTTAGGGAAATCAGAAGCCACTCCGCCGATTCGCTGGTTCTGAGAATTGTCCCGAATATCAGGGAGATCGTTGAGAATGGGCAGTTCCTCTTCAGCGGCGCAGTGGAAAAAAAGAACAGAAATAAGGTGGATAACACAAGAGCGTTTCACTATTATGCGGCGAAGGTCGCTATAGCTGGAGATGAGTATTATGTGCGTTTTGTCGTGCGTGAATACACGAATCAGTCCCTCTATTATGACCACGATCTGACAACCGTGGAGACAATAGAAAAAGATGCCGACTTCTCTGCAAATCCTGATCCCAAATCAGGGGGAGAGAAATCGACATCCTTTATTAAAAATAGTATAGCAAAGTGGTGGGCGGATGTCAAGGATATAAAATCTTCCAAAGTTGTGGACGAAAATGGCGAGCCGCTTGTCGTGTATCACGGAAGCGATGCGGACTTTGATGTTTTTGACAGGAGCAAAGGGCGCACCAATATGGATATTCAGGGGATGTTCTTTTCCCCGTGGGAGCTTGATTCAAAGGGATATGGCACAAATGTCCGTGCGTTCTTTCTTAATGTCCGCAATCCCGCCAATGAGGGGCAAGGCTACAAGGCTTTGAATCGCTATCAAGGACAGAACGGTGCAGGAATTAAGGCGCGTGAGGATTTGATTGCAGCAGGTTTTGATGGCGTCAATAGTTCGGATGAGGAGTTTATTGCCTTTGAGCCAAATCAGATCAAGTCGGCAACGGACAACACGGGTGCGTTTTCTGCGATGGATGAGAATATTTACCATCAGAGCAATGAAATTGTTTCCCGGGCGGAGGAGCGTCTTCGTGCGGATGAGAAGAGCTGGAATGCGCTGATTGACCGATATGATGCAGCGGATAAGCGGAAATGGGAAAAAGAAGAGAATGGTACGCTGTTCCATGTGATGGACGTTCCTCTTGTGTTGCAGATCCTCAATATCCCGTATGATTCGCTCCATGTGTTCGGGAGTTTTTTCGCACATTCTGTCAATAAAAACCATAAGGGTATGACGCTTGATCTTTTGCGCCAGCTTCCGCGTAAGATGGCAGACCCGCTGATGATTACGCGTGGGAATAAGCCGGACAGCTATGTCTTTGCCGTTGGGCTGAAGGATGCAAATGGGGCGACGATTGTCGTACCTGTGGAGATCAACAAGAATGTTGAGCGTGATGGGGCAACCGCCAATATCATTAATTCCGCATTTGGGAAAACGGCAGGAAAAAAGGGAAATAAGGCCTCGCTAAAATGGTTTGAGAAACAATTTAATAACAACAATGTGCTTTACATGAATAAAAAAGAAAGCATCACTTGGTTGCAGTCCTACTGGAACGGCTCTCCAGCGATTGTTGCAACAAGCAATGCTTTATTTGCCTCTATTGTATCAGGGAATTTCCAAAATGTAAAGACGGAAACTGATTTGGAAGCAGTACGGAGAAGCAGTTTTGGTGTCTACCAGCGTGTCCGCAATGCCAACCAGGGACGTATCGTCAAGAATAGTGCGGGCGGGCGCGTGATCGAGCTATTTGAGGGGGCGGATGCTTCGACGTTTCTCCATGAGATGGGGCATATGTTCCTCATGGATTTGGAGGATTTGGCGAGGCTGGAGGACGCGGCTTCAAAGAGGGATTTGGTGACGGTGGACGAGTGGGCGGCCTGGCACGAGGGGGCGGCCAAGGATTATGAGGGTTCGCCTTGGGAAGAGGAGTTCAAGGCGCGCGAGCAGGCGATCCTGGACGCGCACGCGGCGGGCGATGTGCTGACGGAAAAGAAGCTCAAGGAGGAGTGGCGGCACGAGCGTTTTGCGCGCGGCTTTGAGCTTTACCTCAGGGAGGGCAAGGCGCCGTCGTCTTCGCTGCGCTCGGTGTTTCGGAAGTTCAAGGAGTTTTTGCGCAGGATTTACAAGACGGCAATCTCTCTTGGTGCGCGTCCTTCGGCCAAGGTGGAAGCGGTCATGGCGCGCATGGTGGCGACGGAGGAGGAGATTCGCGCGGCGAGTCTCGATGAGCGCTATCGTTCGGTCGAGGAGGCGGGCGGCGAGAAGCTGTTTACGGAATCGGAGCGGGAGACGTATGAGCGCTGGAGGCGCGAGGCCGAGGAGGATGCAGAGGAGGCGCTGCGCGTCCTCGTGATGCGCGATCTTGAGGAGAGGGGACGCAAGGAGATCGCTGAGAGCGTGCAGGAGGAGGAGAGGAGAGCGCGCGAGGCGCTGGAAAATGATCCGGTGTATATGGCGGAAGCGGCCATGGAGGCGAGCGGGGACGCAGATGTCGTGCTGCATTGGTTCGCTTCGCGCGAGGATTTTTTGAAAGAGCGTGCCAGGCGCAAGTCTTTGGAAGAGGAGCTTAAGGCGCATGTGCAGGCGTATGCGGCCAAAAAAGAGCAGGAGATGATCGCTTCTCATTTTACGGAGGAGAAGATTGCCGAGGCGATGGAGTCGCCGGAGGGGTACAAGAAGCGTCTTTCTTTGGAGGCGGCAGCGTATCGGCGAAAGGAGCGCCTGCTCAGCCGCGTGGGCAAGAAGGCGGATGCGGCGATGGAGGAGCTGGAAGCGGCGCTCAAGGCCGCGCCAGAGCATCTGGATTTTACGGCAGAGAAGGATACGGAGGAGGCGCAAAGGGTGCAGAAGGCGGCTGCACGTCTGCGCTACGGTGCGAAGTGGGACGCAAAGGAGAGCCAGGAGATCGACGATTTGCGCCGCGCCGGCACGCGCGAGGAGATGGCGGAGAGGCTGGGGGCTTTTCGCGAGAAGGTGCAGAAGAAGCGGCAAAAGGAACGAGGGGGGAAGCAGCGAGTTCAGGGCGAAGAGGAGGCGTCAAATTGGCGGGCTTTTGAGGAGGAGCTTTTGCAGAGGGAGCGCGTTTTCCGCGAGACGGCGGAGGGAATCCTACGCCAACGGCCGTTGGCGGAGTCGTGCAATCCTAATTTTTATCGGCAAAGGGAGCGCCGTCATGCGCGTACGGCGGCCAAGATGGTCAAAGCGGGTCGCTGGGATATGGCGCGGCTGGCGAAGGAGAATCAGGCGATGTCGTCCGCCTGCGCCTTTGCGGCGGAGCAGAATAAGGAGAAGCTGGAAAAGCTTCTGGCGGGGGTCAAGAAGAAGTTGGGCGCAAAGACGGTGCGGCTGGCAGCGCAGGAGCGGTATTGGCTGCATCATCTGGCGTATTTCTTGAGGCTCAAGGACAGGGATGCGCAAGTGCCGGCGGAGGGCGCGAAGGATTTGACGACGATGTTCCACGGTTACGAGGAGTCGCTCGACGTGAGTGCCGGGGATGCGCCGGCGACGCTCCTCAACGTCTTGCTGAGTGGGGAGTTCAGCGGCTATTCGTCGCTGACGCTGGACGAGTTCGCCGGCGCGGTGAATGTCATGAATATCCTCTATACAGTCGGGCGCGACATGTTCAAGATGAAGTCTATCAAGGGCAAGGACATGCAGGATGTTGTCGCGGAGATCATGGCGTCGAAGTCGCGCCTTGCGCCAAAGCCGGTGGAGGAGCACGCGGTCGCGCCGGATGCGGGCGGCGTGGGGTATAACGATGTGTTGGCTCGGGTCCCGGGCATTGGCGAGAAGATGGCGCAGATTGGACAGCAAGGTTCGCTGAATATGATGAAGCCGGAGCTTATGGCCAGCCTCCTGGGCGAGGAGGCGCACAAGTATATTTATGGGCTCTATGAAAAGGCGCAGATGCAGGAGGCGGAATTGCTGGGCGAGAGCCAAAGCGAGCTGGAACGCGCGAAATATCAAGGCCGGCAAGAAAATGGTCTCGAAGGAGAATATTATTTGCATGGCGCTCAACTGGGGCACGGAGACAAACCGCAGCCGGCTCCTGGATGGGCACGGGGAAGATTTTGATGTGCCAAAGCTCCTGGAAGAGAACATGACGGAGAAGGACTGGAAGGCAGTCCAGGAGGTCTGGCGCCATATCGACAGCTTTTGGAAAGAGACGGCACGGACGGAAGAGAAGCTCAACGGCGTGCATCTGCAGAAAGTGGAGGCCTCGCCCTTTAGTATCCGGACGGCGGATGGCACGGAGGTGTCGCTCGACGGCGGCTATTATCCGATCCGCTATAATCCGGAAAAGTCGTCGAAGGCGCACGCGCAGGAGATCGACGAGGCAGCCAAGCGTGAGATGTCTGGTGCGCAGGTGCTGGGCACGGGGCGGAGCTTTACCAAGCGGCGTTCGTCGGAGCGCATCGCACGGCCGCTGCAGCTGGAGTTTTCCGTGCTGCAGGATCATCTTTTCAACGTGATCCACAACATCGCATTCCGCATTCCGGCACGCGACGTTTATCGCCTGCTGCATGATCTATCATTGTCATCTTTGCGAAATTTCCGCTCTGGGTTTCATGATCAAGCATTGTCACAAAAACAGGACTAAAGGGAATGTGTCCAAATCCCATCCGAGTCCTGCTTTTTATATTTCATTGGACTTTATAAATATTTAGAGGTTGACTAAAAATAAAGAATGGAGTATCATAGGAAAATAAAGCTATAGAGGAAAGATTTTTTAGAGAAATCATCTCATTTGCAAACAGGAGGAGAATGAAATGCTCAAGGGTAGGGAATCAAAACGCTGGAGGGCACTTTCGCTGGCGATCACGCTGTCTATTTGGGGAGGACAGTCGTCTTTTGATCTTGCCCATGCTTCGGATGTGACGGGTGGAGATGTATTGGTTGATGGGACGCCGGCACATCCGATTCCAGCTGCGCCTGTTGCGGGCGGGGCTATTACGAATGCTGTTGACTCTGGGAGTGTGTATGGAAATAAGCTGACGTTGGATGGTGCAGGTGCCAGCTTTATTGGCTATGCTTATGGGGGATACACTCTGGGGGTAGGCAATGCTTTTCAAAACGAATTGATTCTCAAGAATGGTGCAACTATAGGCAACAATTACAATCCTGGCTATGCTGCTTATGGCGGTTGGGCACAGAATGGCAATGCAACGAACAACACCATTACATTGAGTAAGAACGGTTCACTCAGCTATTACGGCACGCATCTGTATGGCGGTTGGAGTGGACAAAGTGGTGCGGACGTAAAGACGGGAAATAAGCTGAGAATCACGGCGAAGGATAACTATGGGCTTAGTATCAACAATTTTGAGAAGATGGAGTTCGAGCTGGACTCTGCCACAGCTGCTAATGATACTATGCTGACCATAAGTTCGCAGAATGCCGTGCAAACTTTTGATTGGAACAAGATCAAGGTGACGAATGCGGCAGACTGGACGGGGACGACAGGGCTGAAGCCGATCACCCTGTATACGGGTCCGGGACTGACGCTTGACAACTATGACCTTTTGAAATGGAATAATGTCACAGCGGACGGCAAGTTTGAGTACGGCTGGCGTGCGAATGTGACGACAGCAACGCCAGGAACGCCGACGACGATTACGGGTGCGGGGCAACTCTTCTTTGACCGCAACCAGTTCAAAGGTGTGGACAAGACGATAACGAGTGCACCGACCGATGCTATAGCTTACGGCGGATTGTCCACCCTTGGCAATACGACGACGGGCAATAGACTCACGCTGGATGGCTCATCCGCCAGCTTTGTTGGCTATGCCTATGGAGGCTATACAAAAGCGGAGACGGGGGACTCGACAGGCAACGAATTGATTCTCAAGAATGGTGCAACTATAGGCAACAATTACAATCCTGGCTATGCTGCTTATGGCGGTTGGGCACAGAATGGCAATGCAACGAACAACACCATTACATTGAGTAAGAACGGTTCACTCAGCTATTACGGCACGCATCTGTATGGAGGTTGGAGTGGAAAAAGCGGTGCGGACGTAAAGACGGGGAATAAGCTGAGAATCACGACGAAGGATAACTATGCGTGTAGTATCAACAATTTTGAGAAGATGGAGTTTGAGCTGGACTCTGCGATATCGTCTGGAGACACCCTGCTTACGACATATTCGAGTGGGCAAACTTTTGATTGGAACAAGATCAAGGTCAAAGGACTCTCTGATTGGGTCACCGCTCTCGCTAATTCAGGTGTCAATAATCCTACGTTGACACTTTACACAGGTGCAGGACTCACACTCACCAACTATACCCCCACGCTCATCGGTACGGTTGGTGACTATGAATTCGGCAAGAGAGCCAATACAGCTGCTACGGGTACGGTAGGAGCTTCCGTCCTTTCTCTCGACGGAACGCGTTTCCAGAATGCAACGGAGACGCCGACGGTGAGTGCGGCAGACGTTTATGCCGGTCTTTCGACTTATGGCAATACAACGAATCACAATGTGCTCAATATCCAGAAAAACGGCACGACGCCGCTGAACTTCAATAACGCGCGTGCAGGTTATACGAAGGCCTTGAACGGCGGCTCGGAGCATAATACGCTGAACCTCCTCGAAGGCGGTTCGCTGACGAACGGCTATGCAGGCTATACGGAAGGCGTGCATCTCCTTGTCGACCCTACGAGTAAGACGAATCCTACAGCGGTTGATACCACGAAGAATGCCGACGCAAAAAACAATACGGTCAATATTAAAGGCGGCACACTCAACGCAAATGGTACACTCTATGCCGGCTACATCGCGACGAACAATGCGCTCTCGGCGACCTCGGACGGCGATGCCTCGGAGAATACGGTCACCATCACGGGCGGCACGTTCGGCGCGAACACCAACATCTACGGCGGCTACACTGAAGGTGCAGGCAAGGCGACGAAGAACACCGTCAATCTCGAAGCGGACAGTCTCGCCATGGGCGGCGCGTTCCTCTACGGCGGCGGCGGCGCAAGCGCGAGCGATGTCTTTACGGACAACACGCTGAACGTCAAAGGGCAGAATATCACCGTGCGCGGCGTGGGAAACTTCGCCAAGACGAATTTCGATCTCACGGGCAGAACCGTCGGCAGCACGCTGCTGAACATTACAGGCGGCGCAACGACGGGACTTGATTGGGCGGGTGTCGAGGTTGCGCCTGAGGACTACAGTTTTACGCCGAAATCCTATGACAAGCGCCTCTTTACTCTCATGGATAATGCCGCAGGCATCAGTTTCATGAAGGGCGCGACGAACACCTACGATCCGATCGGAGCGAAGGAGCGCACGAATGGGAACTACGAATACGTCATCGACACGGACAACCACACGGTCAATGCGACGCGCTACGTCTATGTCGACGGATTCCAGTTCAAGAACAATACAGGTGCGACGTTTGCCGCATCGGACGGCACGAAGGATGCCGCATGGGCAGGACGCACGGCGGCTGGAAATAAGGTCGAGAACAATAAACTCACCGTCAGCGGTGGGTCTCTTACGAATGCCTACGGCGGCTACGTCGAGAACAACAAGCGCGCGAGCGACGGCACGTTCAAGACCACGGGCGATGCGGAGGCGAATACGCTTGTCGTTACGGGCGGCTCCATCACGGGCAGTGCCTACGGCGCAGAGGTGAAGACGAAGGCGGGCAAGGCGACGGGCAACAAGGTGCTTTTCTCGGGCGGTTCTGTGACGAACCATCTGTACGGCGGCGCGGTCACGGGGACGGGCGCAGCGGGGGAGGCGACGGGCAACACCGTTACCCTCACGGGTGCATCGACCGTCGGCGGCAATCTCTACGGCGGCTACACGAGCGGCACGGGTGCGACCACGGGCAACACGGTCAACCTCGGTGACGGCACTGTGGCAGGCGTTATTACTACCGGAAGTGTCACGGGCACGATCTACGGCGGCAACAAGACGGATGCGACGAACAACATTCTCAATGTCAACAGCAAGGCGACGGCGGGAAACATCGCGAACTTTGGCAAGCTCAATTTCAATTTCAACAGCACGATTCAGACCGGAGACACGATGCTTACGCTCAATGGCGGTGCAGCGACTGCTCTGGACTGGGGTAAGTTCGGCGTGGGCGGCAGTGATGCGCCCGACGGCGAGACGACGCTCATGCACAATGCATCGGGCATCACGATCTCGAACTACGACCACAGCAAGGCGGTCTCCAACACGGGGACGAAGGAATATGTCATCTATACGGATACGGGGAATGATACGAGCGTCAGAAGCATCCTCTACGGCGGCTATACTTACAAGGGCAAGAATACGACTCCGTTGACGAGCAATGCGGGCGCGGATATCTGGGCAGGCCGCTCTGTGATCGGCAACACCACCACGGAGAACGAGCTTACCATCAATGGCACGAATCATCGCGATGCCTACGGCGGCTGGACGGTCGGCGAGGGTACATCGGCGGCGGGCGACGCGCGGAACAACAGCATTAAGAATACCGTCAATCTCCAGAGCGGCACCGTTCGGAATATCTACGGCGGTTTCACGTCGAGCACGGGCGGCAAGGCGACGGACAATAAGGTCAATATCTCCGGCGGAAGTGCCACGGGCACGGTCTACGGCGGGCATATTTCGCATACCGGTGCGGGCGATGCGACGGGCAACACCGTCACCATCACGGGCGGTTCGATACACGATGTCTATGCGGGCTATACGAACGGCACAGGTGCGACTACGGGCAATACCGTGAACCTCGGCGACGGGACGAATGCTCTGGCAAGCGGCACGACGATCGCGGGTGTCCTTTACGGCGGCAACAAGGCAGTCGATACGGGAAATACGCTGAACGTCAACGCGAACGCGACCGTCGGGAACATCAAAAACTTCCAGAAACTCAGCTTCAACCTAGACGGAAACATCAACGCGGCGAACCCGCTGCTCACGCTCAGTGACGGCAATCAGACCACGGGGCTCGACTGGGATAAGGTCGAGGTCACGGGCGGCACGACGTTCACGCCGAGCACCTACAACAAGCGCCTCTTTACGCTGATGCATAATGCGAACGGCATCAGCTTCATGAAGAATGGCGTTAATACCTATGCACCGATCGGGGCAAAGGATCGCACGAACGGTGACTTCGAGTTTGTGATCGACACGGACAATCATACCGTGAACGCGGCGCAGGATGTCTATGTCGATGGCTTCCGCTTCCGCAACAATACAGCGGCGGTATATACGGCAGGAGATGGCTCTCATACCGAAGGCTGGGCGGGACGCACGGCGGTCGGCAACAAGGTGGAGAAGAACAAGCTCACCGTCTCGGGCGGCACGCTCACGACGGCGGCCTACGGCGGTCTCGTCGAGAACAACAAGCTCGACGGCGGCGGAAACCCGATGACGACGGGCGACGCAGCAGAGAATACGCTCACGGTCACGGGCGGTAGCATCGCGAATGGCTACGGTGCAAAGGTCACGACGAAGGACGGCGCGGCGACGAAGAATATCGCAGAGCTCTCCGGCGGCAACGTGACGGGAGATCTCTACGGTGCAGCCATCACGGCGGCAGGTGCGGTGAAGAGTGCGACGGAGAACGAAGTGAATCTCTCCGGCGGCTCTGTGACGGGCAATGTCTACGGCGGCGCACTCACGGATGTTGGCGCGACGGGCAGCGCGACTGGGAACAAAATCACCCTCACGGGTGCGGCGACGGTCGGCGGCGATGTCTATGCAGGCTATACAGCAGGAAACGGCGCGACCACGGGCAATACGGTGAACCTCGGCGACAAGACCCATACGTTCACGGGCAGTGTCACGGGTACGGTGCATGGCGGTTCGAACGTCGGCGATGTCACGGACAACACGCTGAACATCAATACGAATGCGAACGTCGGGAACATCAAGAACTTTGACAAGCTCGTCTTTGACCTCAACACTACCGTCAACCAGGCGAACACCATGCTGAACCTGACGGGCGGTGCGGCAACGAACAATCTCGACTGGAGAAAACTCTCCGTCACCTCGCTCAATATGTCGAGCGCGAATATCAAGACCTATGAGCCCTACAAGATCAAGCTCATGGAGAATGCAAACGGCATCAGCTTCATGAAAGGCTCGGACGATACCTATACCTTGAGCGGAGGTGTGAAATCCGGCGGCACAGAGAATCTTGAATACGTCATTGATACGAACAACCACCTCGGCACGGGTGCAACGTCCGTGAACCTCGAAGGCTATCAGTTCAAGGACAACACGGCGGCGGCGTATACGACGGCGGACGGCTCTCATACCGAGGCGTGGGCAGGTCGCACGAAGATCGGCAATACTGTCACAAACAACAAGCTTACCGTCTCGGGCGGCACGCTCACGACGGCGGCTTACGGCGGTCTGGTCGAGAATACGAAGCGTGATCGCGGAACAGGGCAGTACCTGACGACGGGCAATGCAACGAAGAACGCCCTCGCACTTACGGGCGGCAGCATTGTGAACGGCTATGGTGCAGACGTGCGCACGAAGGACGGTCGCGTCGAGGAGAATGTCGTGACGATCAGCGGCGGCAATGCGACAGGCAGTATCTACGGTGCTGCACTCACCGCTGCAGGAGCGACGGGCTATGCGACGAAGAATAGTGTCGCCATCAGCGGCGGCTCTGTGACAGGCGACGTTGTCGGCGGCACACTCACACAGGCGGATGCAGCGGGCAATGCGACGGAGAACACCGTCGCGGTCTCCGCAGGCACGGTCGGCGGCACGGTCTACGGCGGAAAGAACGCCGGCACGGGCGCAGCGACAGGAAACACGGTTACCGTCACGGGCGGTACGCTTCAGAATATCTACGGCGGACATGCGGCCAGCGGTGCGACGACGGGCAATGTCGTCAACCTTGGTACGGCGACCGACGCCATCGCTGCGGGTACGACTGTCGGCAATATCTACGGCGGCAATCAAGCGGCAGTCACGGGCAACGTGCTCAATGTCTACGATTCCGTGACGGCGGCGAACGTGAGCAAGTTCGAAAAGGTCAATTTCAACGTCACTTCGAATGTTGCTGCTGGCGATACGCTGCTGACGCTCAATAATGGCGCAGCATCGCAGATCGACTGGAAAAAGATGACGCTGAACAACCTGAACGCGCTCATCCCGAGCAATACCACGGGACATCTTCTGACACTCGTCAACAGCGCGAACAATATGACGTTTGACAACTACGCGGACGTCGGTGCGATCGAGAAAAAGCGTGATGGCGACTACGAGTATGTCATCGACACGGACAATCACAGCGGCACGGCGAAGAAAGTCGATGTGACGGGCTACCGTTTCCAGAACAATACAGGAGCTGCGTACACGACGGGAACTGCGGCAGAAGCGTGGGGCGGTCGCAGTCGGGTCGGCAACACCGTCACAAACAACAAGCTCACCGTTTCGGGAGGCTCTATCACGACGGCGGCTTATGGCGGTATTGCAGAGAACTATACGAAGATCGTAGGCGGCACGGAGCAGCGTGATGGCGATGCGACACACAATACACTGGTGCTGAACACAGGCGCAAGTGTCGCTGGTGCCTACGGCGCGGATGTCCGCACATGGGACGGTAATGCAACGAACAATACAGTTGAGCTTGCCGGCGGCACGGTCAATGGAAATCTCTACGGCGGTGCGCTCACCCATGCGGGTGCAACCGGCAACGCCACGAACAACACGATCACCATCAAGGGCGGCACGGTCAGTGGCAATGTCTATGCAGGCTTTACGAGCGGCGCGGGAGCGACCACGAACAACACGGTCAATCTCGGCGATGGCACGAACCCCATCGCTGCAGGTACGAACGTCACGGGCACGATCTTTGGCGGCAGCGGGGCAGCTGCCACGGGCAATGTGCTGAATGTCAATGCCAAGGGCGTCACGGCGGGAAGCGTCAAGAACTTCGAAAAGATCCGTTTCAAGATCGACAGCAATGTTGCCGACGGCGACAACGTCTTGACACTCACACAGAACACGACCATTGTCCACAGCAGCATCGAAGAGCCGACATCTGCGGTCATCTCTGGCTGGCTCGGCAATACGATGGAAAAGACGGCGCATCTCATCAAGATGAATGGCGGCACGCTCAATCTCACGGGCTATACGCCCGGCAGCAGCCGCCGTCGCGCGGGCGATGTTGAGTACTCCTACAAGACGGACAACGACGCCGCGTCGACTGCGGGATCGCTTGATCTCTCCGCCTACAAATGGCAGAATGCGGATGTTCTCATCAACGACAACGCTCATGCCAATGTCTTTGGCGGCAAGTCCACGCTCGGCACGACGGGCGAGACGAAAAACAACAAGCTCAAACTCGTCTCGGGTGCGAGTGTCACGAACGCCATCGGCGGCGATACGCAGACGGCAAACGGCACAGCTACGGGCAACACCGTCACCATCGAAGCGGGAACAGCGGGCAATGCCATCGGCGGCAAGACCTTGGCGGGCGCCGCGGCGGACAACAGCGCCATCGTCAGCGGCGGAGCAGTCACGAACCTCAAGGGTGCGGAAAGCACCGGCGGTGTCGTGCAGAAAAATCATGCCAAGGTTACATCTGGCAATGTCAATAATATCGCCATTGGTGCTACAAGCGTCAACGGCGAGGCTGTGGGCAATGATGTCTCCGTCACGGGCGGCACGGTCAACACCGCCATTGGTGGCGAAAGTACCAACGGCGCTGCCAAAGGCAACCGTGCCATCGTCAGCGGCGGCACGGTCACAAATCTCATCGGTGGTCAGGGTGCGAGCTCCGAAGGAGACGGCGTCGCTGTCACAGGCGGCACCGTCAATACCAGCATCATCGGCGGCAAGGCCACGACGGGCGATGCAGTCAAAGCCAATGTCCGCCTTGCGGGCGGTATCGTGAACGGCAATGTCTACGGTGCCGACGCCGCTGGCAGTGCGACGGACAACGGCGTCGCCGTCACGGGCGGCACGGTTCAGGCGCACATCTACGGTGCCAAGGCTGCAGGCTCTGCCGACAGGAACTGGGCGCGTCTCGATACCGCTGTCACAGGTGACATCACAGGCGCCCTCTCCACGGGAGGCAGCGCCTCAGGCAACAGTGTCGAGGTCAATGCGAACGTTACGGGCAGCATCGTCGGCGGCAATGCCGCTGGCAGTGCCTCGAACAACAAGATCGAGCTGAAGGAAGTCACTGTGAGCGGCAACGTCACGGGCGGACTCGGCACGAGCACCGACAACAACTTGATCAGTCTCAAGGGCACGAAGGTTCTGGGCGATGTTGTAGGCGGCGCTAACGGCACCGGCAATACCCTTGCCGTTCATCCCGGTCAGTCTGAGATCCATGACTTCTCTGGCATCCAGAACCTCCAGTTCTATTTGGCTGATGGCGTGACGTCTGCAACTCCGACCATGCTCAAACTTGGCGTCAACACCAAGAATATCCAAGGCATCAACATTGGCGTCGGCGTCAGCGGACGCGCTCCGAGCCTCAGGGTCACCGACACCATCAGCCTTATGAAGCTGACGCCGGGCGGGACACTCACGACGGACGCGACCATCCCGAACCACATCGAAGGCATGCAGGGCGTATCGCTTCTCTACGGCTTCGACATCACGCGGCGCGGCACGGATGAGCTTGTCGCCACCGTCACCAAGGCGGCGATCAGTGATCAGACAAAGTCCTTTGTCGAGACGAGGGGCGCTGCGAGTGACTTCATCAATCGCGGCGCTGATCTCCTCGCTGCGAGCGGCATGGCCTCCGCAAGGAAGGCAGCTGCCGGCGGTGGTGCAGAAAACACGGGCTATGGCGATTACAACATCTGGGCCGCTCTGAGCCGGAATGACATGAAGGTCGAGACCGGTTCCTACGTGGATACTAAAGGCTGGAATCTCAGCCTCGGTTGGGCTAGGGAAAAGGCTCTCAAGGACAGCAGGATTGTTGTCAGCCCCTTCGTCGAATACGGCAAGGGAAGCTACGACTCCTATCTTGACGACGGCACGCACGGCAGCGGCTCGCTCAGCTACATCGGCGCAGGCGTTCTCGCTAGGATGGATAAAAACGACGGCCTCTGGGTCGAAGGCGTTCTCCATGGCGGCCGCGCCAAGAGTGATTATGAAGGCAGCATACAGCCCGGCATGGATACGAGTTATGACAGCTCCAACAATTACATTGCCGCCGAGCTTGGTGTGGGCAAAAAGATGAAGCTCAAGGAAGGTCGTACGCTCGACGTTTATATGCGGTACTTCTGGTCGCATCAGGCGGGCACGCAGGCGGAGCTTACGAGCGGAGAGAACTACGATTTTGGCACAGTGGACTCGCATCGTCTGCGCACCGGCTTGCGCTACGCACATCGAATGGGTGAGGCGAGCGAACTCTATGCAGGACTTGCCTATGAATATGAGTTTAGCGGCAAGGCAACGGCAAGCTATGATGGCTATGCCGCACCAAGTCCGAGCCTAAAGGGCGGCAGTACGCTCATTGAACTCGGTTGGCGCTTCGCTCCGAAGGATTCGCGCGTCAGTTACGACGTGAATCTTGCCGGTTGGCAGGGCACGCGTCAGGGTTTCAGCGGCAATGCTCAGGTAAATTGGGCATTCTGAGGCAAAAGAAGAACTTCACTCCCTCGCTGCGGCTTTTTGCCGTGACGGGGGAGTTTTTAAATCCTTTGCTGTGCTGAATTTGAGTGAGGCTTGCGGATGCGAGCCAGCGATCTGAGACATACCGATGAAACCGACGGAGGAAAGCGGATGGAAATTCACAGCTGATCGCGTATGGTGAAGAGTAAATTTTTTGCCTTGGCAAGGAATTATTCCCTGAAAAGGCGCAGATGTGCTATAATGAAAAACGTATGACGATAGTTATTATATGGATGGTGAGAAGATGAAAGTTACGGAGAAGGATTTGGAGGATGTCGCTGTTCTGTCGCGCCTCTCGGTTGCAGAGGAGGAGAGGGACAAGTATCTTGGGCAGCTCGACGCCTTTTTGCAGTATGTCGAGAACCTTGACGGCGTCGATACGGCAG